ATTAGATCTTGCTGTTCCTGAGCTTGCTCCTGTTGTTCAGCTTCATTAAGAATCTGAAGGTCTTGCTCAGAGTAAGGACCAGTTTGTTGGCCCAAGAAATTATCAGCGATAACTTCCATGATCAACCAATACGAACGGTCAGATCAGGATACACCCAAGCAGGACGACGATTCTTAATCGCAGCCACATATTGTTCGTACACTTCAGGCTTTTCTTCCTTCAGTTGTTCGATCAGTAGATCCAGCTTGGACTTAGGTGCAGCTTTCTTAGGAGCTTCTTTAACCTCTTCAGAAGCCACCAGGGGCTCCGGCGACTTCTTGACTTGCCCGGATTGAGTCATTTTCAGCTTTAACGAGTGCGGCTTGTTTAGCAGGATCGTTATTAGGATCTTGCTGAGCCATTTGTTGCTGCATCATCATAGCTGCTTGTTGTTCTTCAGCCATGAGATCCTCGTCACTCTTAATAAGCTTGTAGGTATCAAGACCGTCAGAAGCTGCAAGGCGAGTGATCAATTCACGGCTGTTGACATACTTAGCCAAAGCATCAGGTCCGAGAGTTCCTGCGATGGTTTGGAGAAACTCAATAAGTTTGGCTTTGTCGTTACCACGTCCAAGAGCGTCCAGACCAGTTGTGATCTGAGGTTTAACAATGTTCTTAGGCAGCTTCGGTAAACGACCTTGACGTTCCATCAAAGCCATCTTGCGGTTTACCAACGGTAGCTGCAGCTCAATACTGAGGATGCTGTAGATACCACCAAGACCTGCTTCAAGCTCCTGTGCAACCATTCTGATCTCTTCCGCTGTAACGCGGTCCCGACCAGAGGTACCAGCTTGAATGGCACTGTTAAGCAGGAACGCAAAGCTCAGTCGTTGTTCGATTCGAGCGATGGTGTTCAGAGCAACCGTAAGATCAGCTTGCTTCTGCATTTGCAGAGGTGCCACATCATTAGGATTGCCAGCCACAATTGATCCATTGGCAGCCCGAGCAAGAGCGTCAGGGCGAGTCGTACCGTTTGGATTGCAGAGGAAGATGATCTTGGCTGCTGCTGCTGAACCTTCAACGATTGCTTTAGAGAGGTACTCAAGGCTCTTCAGGTCTCCCAGAAGCTCTTCACAATATCCACGACCGTAAGCTTCGTGAGCCACACGGAACATACGGAGAGGGATCCAAGGGCTCTTATCAATCGGCACTGAACCCTTTTTACCAATGGGTTTGCCGTAAGCCTCTTGATACCACTCACAACGATCTTTGTCGTAGTTCCAAGTGACGTGGGTGTAAAGGAACACCGTTTTGTCTACGAACTTTCCATCAGAGTTCTTTGGTGCAACCTTCTCAGGCAACACATCAGGGCTGACTTCCTCACGCACTACAACCTCAAGGATGTTTCCCTCAGGGTCCCTGTTCAACACAAACGACTTGAGAGGGTAAACACGAGTGCCGTTGTCAGCGACATACAGCAAAGCGTTACCACCAATGATGAGGTGCTTAAGAGCTTCAAACAGTGCTGTACGGTCTCCAGACTCTTCAATGTCCCGCATGACGGAACGTTCCATCAAAGCCAGTTGTTGGTCAAACTCTGATTGGAGATCTTTGAAATTATCCAGCTCACGCTTCAGCTTCATATCGTCTACAGAGAGACGGAAGAAGCTTTGGTTAGGCGGAAGCAAAGCAATAAGAAGTTTGCTAGCCAGGTTGTTTACACCACGAGCACCTAGACCTTGGTAGGTGGTTTGGATCTTGGTGTAAAGGTTTTTACCTGTGCTCCTGTCGTTATCGGTAATAAGAGTCGGCAGAGTGTACTTACTACACTCAATAGCTCGATCCAGATAAATCGTCTTTTCCGGCTCTAGTGCCGAATAACGAGCAGACGCATTAGACATTCAAACCACCAGTCGCATTAGGTGTCCCCATTCCAATTCCAACAGAAAGAGGGGATCGTATTTCCAAATTAGTACGCAACGCAGCAGGTGTGCCAACACGTTGACGTACTCGACTGCTGACAGGACCAGTTGTAGCTTGCTGTTGTTGTAATTGTGCTGCAAGGTTTTGCTGTTGCAAAGCCAAAGCAGAAGCTTGCTTTTGCTGAATTATTTGTTGTTCTGCTGCAGAACGAGATTGCTGAGCTTGAGCTGAAATGGCTGCTGTTTGCTCTCTAGTCTGTTGAAGATTTTGCTCAAACTGAAGTCTTTGAGCTGCTGCAGTATCTCGCAGGATTTGAAGCTGTTCAAGTCCTTGAGACTTAGCAGTTGAAGCTTGTTTGCTAGATGCTCTAGCTGCCTTTCTTGCAGCATCAGCCTGCTCTCGTGCAGATTTAGCTGCTTCGTAAGCAGAGTAAATGCCTATACCAGTTTGAATTAAATCAAAGACACTAGCCATACTTAGTTTCCTCTTGCAGGTTGTATTGGTCCTTTAAGTGCCTTACTACAGAAACTTGGCCTGCTCGGAACCAAATAAGCTTCTCATCCATACTAAGGTCAGGAGCTTTATCTGGATACAATTCGTCCAGATAATTGATAAGTTCAACCTCAAGGATAGGTTTCATATATTTAGTCCTGTGGGGTTTACTCGGCCTGGAGCTGTCCCACTGTAACCACCCATATTTAAACGACTAATGCGGGTATAAGCAGCTTTGGGGGCACCAACAGTAGAAATCTTTTGACGTTGTTTAGGTTGCTGAGTAATGGGTGCGTTAACTGCTGCTTTTTGCTGCTGTTGAATAGAAAGCTGACTTGCTTGGGCTTTTGCTTTTTGAAGTTGTGCAGTGTCTTTCTTCTTTTGAAGAGCAGCGGCTGCAGTTAGTTCATTTAAAAGCCTGGAAGATTCAGCAACAATTCCAGGTTGAGCTTCCTGTTCTTGTCTAATAGATTCAGCAAGAGCTTGACCTTCAGTGTTAATTGCAGAAATATCAGAACCTAATTCACGAGAGGTTTGTGTTTCTGCTTCCCAAGCTGAATAAGCTTTATTAAAAGTTGCTGAATAACCTTTTAAATAATCTTTGTAAAAATCTGTTTCTTTAAAGTTCTTTTTAAGCTCTGACTCTGCATAACGAATTGAATCTTTTTGATTCAATTTTTGCTGCCTTCTCCAAGTTTCTGCTTCTCGTTTAATAACAGAACGACCTTGACTTGTTTTCTTCCACTCTTCAAAATACTGACCAGATTTAAGCGGATTATTTTGAGGGGCCGCAGGAATATCTGGCAATTGAATTGGGTTCCAACTAAAAGTCATGGCCGTTCTGTTGCTTTAACTCAAGCGTAACTGGGAAGATCAGAATTGCTGGTCTCGAAGAACGCAGGCATCCGACCACGTTGAGTTTCCAGCAGACCTTCTGCTTTACCTGAATACATCAGGCTGTCGCTTTGATCCAACCAGAACTGCTTGTCCAGGTACTTGTTGCTGGACTTGGTAAGCGGCTGCATCACCCAATTAATGGTTGCCTTTCTGAGGCGATCCAAACTAGGAGAGACAGTGAGACCAAGCTCACGACATACCAAGCTATTTGTTGCAACGTGGACTTGTTCATCACGACTGATATCAGCAGAAATGGTTCTTAGTCCAGCGTCACCGTTGAAGCGGAAGAAGGGGAGGATAACAAAGAATATGCTTCTCTCAGCCACCAGTGCTTTGAGTACGGTGTGGTCTGGATGATCTTCCCAAGCTTTTCGTAGGCGAGCTGCTTCCGCTTCTGCTTGGCTATCTGTTCCGAGCGCATTTGCTGCGTATCCCAAGGCAAGGTCATGGTTCTCCTCGTCTTTGATGTTTGTAAGAAGAAGATCACGAGCTGCTTCAGGTACCTCTGATTTCAGAGCTTCGTTAATAAACTCACCGACAGGCAGCTCAAGTTGTCGAAGGGCGAGAGCCCGGAAGATAGCTTCTTCCGAACCCTCTTTCAACTTACCTCCAGTTGTTTGAACAGGAGACCAAGTACGCTTACGGTCAAGCAGTTTCTGATACGGGTTCATTCGGCGCAATCGCATTGAGGTTCTGAATCCCCATCAAGAATCCCGGCAAGATAAGCCTCGACATCTACATCGCTAATAGCTGCGTAGGCGTTAGTTTTATCTTGTGTATCTGACATTACCTGAAGAGAGTAATACAAACTCTTCAGAGGGGAGTTCAACCATCGTGCCATAAATTGACGGTCCATTGTTGTCATATCGGACCACCAATTCATAGAAATTGCGTGAGCCATTCCAGTGCTGTCCATGAGCTTTTGCCACTCACTGTTTAGCTCAAAGAACACGTCCCAACCAACCTCTTCAGCTGTCTCACATTTGGGATTGAACTTGTAGCTCTGCACCCCAAGAGTGGCACTATCACGATCTACCTCGCGGCTAATCGGAGGAGAGATCTCAGGGGTTGTAGTGAAGCCCTCACGGTCCACATAGCGGTACGCACAAGACGCTGTAGGAGCCACAGTGAACGCTCGTGACATCTTGTAGTCAGCAGCCACCTTAGAGGCCTCCATGAAGCCCACATAAAGCGCTTGAGCGATCTCACCAGCTTTGTTATCAGCGGTTCCTAGCCCAAGGTTCTTGCGGCGAAGCGCAGCAACAAACTCCTCATACTTGACGCCTTCAATGGCAAGAAGGTTTGCAAGACCAAGAACACCAAGACCAACTTGGTTATCCTTTCGACTGTAAATCCCTGATTCATCTACACCTGTACGGGTGTAAAGATCACAAAGGAACTTCATCCCATCAACAAAAGCTTGAGGGATTTCATTGATTTTGGTAAGACCCAAGTTGATGTGACTCAACAAGCAAGTGTCACGAGACTTAAGCAGGATCTCTTGGCAAACGTTTGAGTAGATGCGATCACCGTTTGCGTCGTACTGCTTCTTAACAATCCAAACGTCACCCTTACGGGCAGCGTCCATGATTGCTTTTAGTTTGTCGGGCTGATCAATGATGTCAGGATCAACATTGACACAGCGCTTGATCCAAGGAATACGAGCTCGATCGTAATTAACAAACTCAAGAATGTCAGGGTGATCTGCGTCGCAATGAGCAACGATTGCACCGTTCCGATATGTTCCCCCTCGACGAAGGATCTCGTTGAACTTGGAGTAAATCTCCATGAACCCACAAGGACCTGAAGCAACCATTCCGTGGCTGTTTTCGGTACCTTTTGCACGAAGCTTAGACAGGTGGATAGCAACGCCTGCGCCGTAGCGAAGAGCTTTACTAGCGAACTGCCAAGAACCTTCGAGACCATCAGGGTGTTCATCCATTGTGTCTTCTACAACGAAGACAGTACAGGAGACCGGATACCTACGAGTCGGATTCTTGATCCAGCTCTCCACCCTCCCCGTCATTGCGATCGCTGGATTCAGAGTCGTCATCGAAAGTTCCATTGTCAATTGAGTGTTGAAGTGAGGTAATTACAAAGTCGTTCCACTGTTCATCATCAAGTTGATTCAGTGGTTCAAGTTCAGGGTGTTCATCAGGATCCCAGTAAAACTGAATAGATCCGTTACCCTCGTCATCTTCCTCGTATTCAGCTTCGACATACTGCCAAGCTTCAGGAGGAATCTGTTGCAGCAGTTCAGTGTAATCCTTCATAAGTCTGAGAGATCGGCGGGTTTGAAGTTAGGTCCTTTTTGTACCTTTCCGTTGACTTTGGTGAAAGGAAACTTAGACCAGTTGGAAAGATAAACTCGTCCAAAAGCATCGTCAGGGTCCACACCATAAAGATGGAGAAGGCCATATGTGACCCAAATGAGGTCGCACGCTTCTTTAAGGATCTGCGGGCGCTTCTCGTTACGGAACGCGTACATGAGTTCGTAGAACTCCTCCTCGACGTAGGTGAGTTGTTGCTCAAGCGCCTCGAGGTAGCCATCAGATTCAGGACTGATTAGCTGGTCCGCTTTTTGCATCCAAGCTTGCACTAGTTCCGCATTGGAAGTCAGCATCATCTGAGTCAAGGATTGAATCGTAAAGGTTTGCTTGCCGTTGAGCCCACTTGGCATCCCACTCTTCTGATCGTTTGATCAGTCGGTCAAGATACCAGCGAGCTTTCTTAAGATCTTCAGTACCGTTCTTGTGTTGGTACCTAGTCACATACTTGATGATGTTGCCTTCAATGAAGTCAAAGCAGTGACTGTCGATGTAATCAATACATTCAATTACTCCTGTATCGAAGGCGTAGTGGTGGGGTCGTATTGGATCGTTGGTGGTGTCCATAGTTGAATCTCATTGAGGGTGTACTCAGTGTCACGAAGGATGCGAGCGAGGCGTGCTTGGTTCAAGGCGTAGTCAGCACTCAAACCTTTCTTTGCGTACTGCTGAACTACAGTTCGCCATGCGGTGGTTTCTGAGAAGTCTTCTGCTGGGATGAGCTTCTCTGCTGTCTTCGGGCCAACCCCAGGGCAACCAGGATAGCCGTCAACGGAATCACCGGTAAGAGTCTGACGATAGTAAAAGACATCAGCGTCAAGTTGAGAGATGGTAAAGATGTTTCCATCGTTATCTAGATGGGTACCAGGAATCTGTTTTAGATCCTTGTCCCCAGACCACATAACGACTTGATCGCTATGGCGAGTAGTGAGGATGCCTAAAACATCATCAGCTTCCAGCCTGGCCCAACACTCAGACGGAAACTGTTGCTCTGCCCACCGTCGAATTGCCAAGTACCCAACTGGTTTCCGACGATGGTTTCCAGCACGGTTTCCCTTGTAGGACGGTTCAATGTCTTTACGGAAGTTTTGATCAGCAGTCCAACAAAGCGTGAATCGATCTGATTGTGCTTGATTGCGCTTGATATCCAAAAGCTCATTGAACATCAACTTGGCTTCTTTGACTGGTAGATGAGTCGTAATGATGTCAGGACACCATTCGATTTCAACTTCGCAAGCGGCCACTGTTTGATACAGCAGCATATCTGCGTCAAGCAGTAGCCACGTCATCAGTACCTCCTTGATGGGTCCCTAGCTTATTAACCCTGGCTAGGTAGTCCACTGCTTTTAGGACGCCTTCAAGATTGTCACCAAGCTTTCCGATGCCAGTGTTGCAGTTGTTACACAGCCAACCTCTGTGCTCATGACTGTCGTGGCAGTGATCCCAGTGCAGCTTCTGCTCGGTAAGGCCACAGCATTCGCAGGGTGTACCTAGCTCAGGAGTCTTCTGTTTACGTCGAAGCTTGTTGTAGTGGTTCATATGACGACAGGCACAGGAGAGACATTCAGGCCGTCTCCAAGTACCGTTCCGACCGAACAGTTCTACCGGCTTGGTTTGCTTACAGATCTTGCAGGTCTTAGTGACACTCTGCCCAGTTAGATCCGACTTTGTACTCCGCACCGATTTCAATACGGAGTCCAAGTTCATCTCCTGCCAGAGCTGCTGACCGGACTGCAATAATTCCAAGCTCTTCTGAGCGTTCAGCTGCGACTGAGAATTGGATTTCATCTTGGCAATGGACAAGAAAGGCAAAGTCTTTGTCGTAGGTAAACCCTGCTTCCACCAGTTGGTCGTAGCAGATGTTGTACCAGAGCTTGCTAATGATGGCACCAGCGCTCTGTAAAAGGAAGTTCAAAGCGCTATGAGAAGACCGGATTTGTATTTGTCTACCGTCTAAAGCCTTTATAAATCCTTCAGAATCTGCCTTCTCAACAACCCGCTTAGTCAGCTCAGCAAGCGCTGGCATATTGCGGAAATACTTTCTCTTTAGCTTTGCTCCGTCTTGCCCTGTAATGAGTCCTAGCTTCTCGGCTCCAGCGCCGTACATCAAGGCATAGAAGAACGTTTTGGCTTGGTCTCTGGTAGCCAGCCCAGCAGCCTTCTGATTGGCTGTGTGGATATCACCGTTCAATACCTCGTCGGCAAACTTACCGCCATCAAAGGGCCATAAGTAGTGGGCTAAACATCTTGCCTCGATACCGCTGAGGTCCACGCCAACCTGCTTGGTGCTTCTACCTTCCCCAAGGCAGCCAGGTCCAAACAGAGCTCGGCACTCCGGTCCCAGGACTGACCTGACAGCAGGAACCTGGGCCATGTTGGGGTTGACGTGGGCGCAGCGAGCGGTGGCACAACCAACAGTAATCACACTGCCGTGAATCCTGTTGTCGCTCTCCACCAGTTTCAACCAGGCGTTGTTGCCCGTGCTGAGTTGACCCAAACGTTTTTGGAGCGTGAGGTGTGAAACAAAATCCTCAGCCCCAGGGATCTTTGCCAGAACTGTTTCATCTACTTTGGGTTTCCCCGTTTCGGTGAAGTCCTTTGGCTTCCACTCCAAAGAGTTCTGGAGCACCCAAGCAATGTGATCACGAGAGTTCGGGTTGAGGTCTACGAGGCGGCACATCTCTGCACCGGCTACATACCCTCTGGAACTGTCGTTTCGCTTGGGAGTAAAGAGCCCTCCGTCAACGAACGGGAACCGTTGTCTCAATCGTTCGTTGAGAGTATTCAGTTGTTGATTGATCTCAGCTTCTAGTTCCAACGCCCCTTGAACATTGAAACCAAAGCCAGACCGTTCCTGCAGGGCGATGAGACTTGCAAATCTCATCTCAAGGTCAACGGCACAAGGGATGCTGTCGGCCTTCGGTTGCAACCGAGACCAAAGCTTAACATTTAGTTCAACATCACAGACGCATCGATCAGCTAGCTCCTCTGTGAGCACACTGAAATCTGTTAGGTCTGCGTGTCGCTTGCTATGACCTAGGCGAAACCCATAAGCCTCAAGAGAATGCCGACCATAAAGCTGAATCGGCATACCTTCCCACTTCTTCTTCAGATCCGTGTCAAAGATATTGGGATACAACATCCGACACAGGATCAACGTATCAACGACCTTTCCCTTTGGTTTGAACTGTGGGTAAACCTGTTGGATGGCTGGAATGTCGTATTGAATGATGTTGTGACCAACCAATACATCAGCATCCTCAAGGATTTGTAACCACTTCTTAGGGTTCTTATACAGCTGCGTCTGATTCCCCTTGTGGATGGCGCAGCAGTGAATCGTAGTTACGTTCCTCGACTTCAGAGCATTCGTCTCCACGTCGAACGTTACCGTCGATAAAGACTTGGAGGTTTCGGCTGTAACAGAAGTCGAGGAAGTCTTCGAGCTTGTTGTAGGTGAGCTGGTGGTAAGAGTCATTGGACTTGAAGAAGGACTGAAGATACCTCTTCGCTTTCTCAGTAGCAGCTAGTGCTGTTACCTTCAGCGGATTCATCTCAGAGATGTGAACGTCAAAAGTCGGCTTCAAAAGAATCATCGAAACTTGCGGTTGATTTTGTTCCGCCATTTTTAAGCTCCAACATTCTGCCTGTACTCTCGTTGTATTTCACGGAACCAGAAACGCCACACCAGCCGGTGAAACGATTCTTGAGTACGCGTACCACTGTGCCCTCGGAGTCGTTCTCTGACTGCTGATTTCTCTCAAGACCAAGGCAGATATCACTAAGTTGCCCAATAGCAGCGCTACCGCGAAGCTGAGAGAGCGATGTTTGTGCGCCATTTTCATGGCCTTTGTCTCCAGTAGGACGGCGAAGGTGAGAAACAAGAAGCATTCCACAGCCAGTTTCTTCTACAAAACTCCGTAGTTTGGTCATCGTTTGGTCGATTGCCCGGCGCTCATCACCTTGATCAAGGCCCGAGACCAGAATCGATAAATGATCGAACACGATCCAACTACACCCGCAACCACTAACCAAATGGCGTATACGGTTAAGCAGAACGGTAGGGTCGAGAGAGCCAAAATGATCGTACAGAAATAGCCGAGACGTTCCGAGAGTCCTATTGAAGGCTCCTTCGATT